AAGAAAGCGTAGATGCCTTACTTAAAATAAAAGATGATCCTGATGCACTTTCAGTGCGTAATCGTAATACAGGCGAATTAATTGATGTAGGCACAGCCGCATTTGGTAATTATCTTGAAACAGAAATGGAAAAGCTTGCCAATCAAAAAGAGGACTTCATGACATTAAGAATGGCAAATGCTGCTTCTATGGGTATCCCAGCTGAAAAAGTTTCAACACCAGCAATAGTAAATCAAATAACTAATACTACGCAATATTATGAAGACGCAAATCCAGGATTTAGAGAACCAGGATTCCAAAACCAATACGCTCAATAAAAAAAGCCGCCTAGCAAACTAGACGGCCTTTAACACTAACTAACAAAAGAATTAGTCTTCCTTAGCAAGCTTTGCAAAGAAACTCATTGCATCATCATCCTCAGCCGTAGGCTCGGAAACAGATTCAGCAGTTGGTGCAACATAAGCTGGTTCAGCAGTTTCATCAAGTGATACCGCTTCTGCAGTTGTTGTTACTGGAGTTTCACCAAGAACTTCGTAAAGTTTCTTACTTAGTTCAGCATAAGACTTGTAGTTTTTAGGATCTACAAATTCACCTAGATCATGAAGAGTATTGTATACAGCTTCAAGCTTAGCATCTTCGCCACCTTGAAACTCTGACGCATCTGCAAACTCAGACTTGTCATAGTTACGGTAACCTTCTACCTGACGAATCTTAAGCTTGAAGTCAGCACCACCCCAGAAATCAAATGGGTTTACTGGCTTTTCATCTTGGAATTGTGGTTGCATCACATCCATGATCTTGTCAAAGATCTTTTTACCATACTTATAAAGGAATACTTTACCTTCATTTTCTGGATTAGATGGATCACTTACGACATAGATATTAGAAACATAATGCAAACGACGCTTACGCGAACGTGCAGTTTCTTTATCCTCATCACGACCTGAGTTCCATAATTGAGAGTTCATCTCTGAAACCGGATCGTCTTTACCGATCGACGTTAAAGAGTTTTCGATATACCAACGACCTGTTGGTCCTTTGAATCCATGGTCCCAATAACGAACCCACGGAGTATCCTGACCTTCTGCGGCAGGTAAGAAACGAAGAACTGCATAACCGTTACCGGCTTTATCGACTGTGGGTTTCCACTCGCGATCGTCTCCGTATGACTTTTTCTCAGTACCACCACCGGCTTTTTCGGCAGCTGCCAACAACTTGCTAATTGCATCTGAACTGTTGGACTTCATATTTGCGTATGACATAGTATCTTTTCCTTATCTTTTTGTATTTGCATTGTATGTTTTGTATGTGTATATTATATCAAATTACATAGTGTTTGTAAACACTTTATATGCAATCTTTTTCATCTTTTTAATATTTATCCACTGGGATAAAAATGGTTCGTGTCTTTTTATTGCCTCGTATGTTTGTGGCCAATGAAGAGTTTCTGTATCACCACTCTTTTGATATTGGTCTGCCCAGCCACATATTAAATTTGTTATTACTCTTACTTTAAAATCAATTCTACCACTAGCAAAGGGTGGTGTCATAACATCATGTTCAGGCTTACAATGAAAGTCAAAGTCTTTATATGGATAACCACTATGGTGTTCATACTTTCTAAAATCTTTTATTTTACTGACATCAGTATACCGTTTTCTGCACTCTGTTAGTGCTTTTTCAAAGTTATATGATTGAGATTGTAACCATTTTTCAAGTTCTTCGTATAATCCAACATTGTATTCACTCACGTGAAAATTTCCATGGTTACAATTAACGTATGCCATCTTAATTACTTGATCTTGTTGTGGATACTTATTAACTAGAGTTCGATACCACCATTGCATTCGATCACCTTTAAATTTATTCGGTGAGAACCAAGGCATCTTGTAATTATATTTTACTGCATTATAATCATTTCTAAAATGGTGTGATACTGAATTACAGATACACCAAGCCATGTAGGGATCACATCTCAATATAAACTATTTCCATTCGTGTTTGGTATTACATTAAACTTCATTGCTTCAGCTTCTAGTTTTGCTTTTAGTGGACCTTTAACTAGCTTAGCAATATCGTGTGGGTCAATTTCATTTTCTTCGCAAACTTCTAATAGTGCTTCTGAATATTTTAAACCATCAGAATGAACTAACATGCACACTTTATGTGCTAAAGATTTTTGCGTAAAAGTTACAGGTATGTTAATTTTTTCAGCCATTAATTCTCCTCTTTAAACAATATATATACTACACACGCAGTAACAAGATTGACGCACCAATTATCGTTTGCACCAAACAATCCTAATGTTGCACTAAATAAATTTAATCCAACGGTAAACCACATTAATAATTTCATAATACAACTCCTATTTTACATAAACGATTCTACAATGTTCGTTTACTCTTCCATTCACTTTAGTTCTTTTTGTTTTAGAATCAAAAACTTTGTCAATTTGTTTTGGATTTTTACTTAAAACATCTTCAACTAAATTTTGTCTTACTGTTACCTGATAACTTTTTACATCATCGAAGTCTTTAATCGAAGTACCTTTAATAGATAATCCTGATCGACCTATTGCATAATATACTTGTAGCTTTCGGTACTTAGTATTGAAAAGAATAAGCTCAACAGCACCTGGTATTTTCATTGCTGATACAGTAGAACCTTCTTTATCGTATTTAAGATCTCTTATTTGTCGAATTGGTGGTTGAGTTTTTTTAACTCGCACTTTAGTTTTCTTGACTGACTGACGATATTTTTCTGTGTCACAAATCCAGTCTCCTAATACCTTTATTACTTTATTTAGTTCACGCTTTCCAACAAATTTATAGGCTTCATTAAGTTGCTCATCTCTACCAGACTTTATTTCCTGATAAAAAGTCAACTCGTTATGAATTGCTTTCATAATATACTCGCAACCTTTATTTGGAATATTATTTGTGCCTAACAATTCTCCTATTTTTATATCTTGATATTCAATATTTAAAGTTATACCATCAACCACTTCTTCTAAATAAGCAATAACGGTTTCATTACATTTATTTTCTAACCGTTTAGTCGGTGATATCTGTTTTGCTTTTGGCGTATCATCCACTTCTTCCTCAGTTTTATCTCTATTATATACCTCACACGCTTTACACTTATTATAAACATCTTTAAAATTTTCTTTAAAATGTTTTAAGTTCTTTTCATTCTCAGGTAATCCACGATTTGACATTCGTGCTAATTTACCTGAAGTAAATAAAGAAGCAGAAGCTTTCTTATACCACTTAAGTACAAATTTAACTTCTTCGCTGCTAAAATATTTTACCGCAAATGACTTAAAGTCTTTTTTGAGATCCTCAAAATCACAATAATAACTATAGAAGTATAAAGCATGACGTAACCTGTCATCTTTTTGTTCTTCTGTTAATATGTCATAATCTTCCCATTGTGGTTCTTGACCAGTATGTTTTGCATCACCCGCATAAAATGAACCATCACGATTTAACTTTTTAGCCATTAATAACCCCACTCATCTGTTTCAGTTGTTAAGTTCATGTCAGCATTGTTATTAGTCATCAAACCGAACTCGTCTTCAATGTCATAATCAGCTGCACCCATGCCACCTAATTCTGCATCATTATAATCTTTATACTCTTTCCATTTGGGATCTCCCATGTTTTTCACCTCTTTCAATTGTTAATACCTATTATTCCATATTTTTAATGAAATGTACATCATAAAGTTAATTTATTTTATTCCTATAATATGTGCTATAATTCCTAAAAATAAAGCACCTATTAACATCGCCATAAGAAGACCAATATCTTGGTTTGTTACAATAAACCCGCTAAATAAGCCGATCATTCCGTCTTGTATTCTTCTTACGTTATTTCTTATCCACGTTTTCACGCTTCCTCCTTTGTTAATAATGGAATCATCCACGGAAACATTATACGAATACACAACCAAATTATATGTAGTGGTACTAGTATTAATACCGCCATAAGACTTAAAGTTTCATCTAAAAGTAATTTCGAATCTTTTAAAATACTCTTATCTAATTTTTCCCAGTAATTACTCATCGTCGATACGAGCCTCTAACATTTCTTTTACTGCGTGCAAGTGAGATTTAAAATGTACTTCATTAGTTGCGTACATATCAACTGCACCTATTGCGGCTTCTACAGCCAATAAAGCATTATATAACTTATCTTGATATTCAATATGAGGCTTTGTCACCTTTGTTATATTATCATGGTTATTTTCAATAAAAACCCCATTGCGTATTACACCTTTTTTCATCATCACATACCTTCTGTTCTAGTGTCATTAAACTCTTCATCTTGACAGTGTTGACACCAACCACTTATCTCATATTCTTTTACTGATACATAATCAA